GAGTAAAGAATTGCGTGCGTGGTCCAAGCGCCGTACGTCCTAACCAATCGCTTACTTATTCGGTCAATTCGTGAGTCTTTTATATTGGCCCCAAGCATTAACATATCCCAATCGGCTGGCAAGTCATTAATTGCGTCTTGTAAATTAGTTGCCCAACCTCTAAACGTTGCGTCGTCCTCAAATATCAAAACGTCGCCCTCGCATTCTTGAAATATTTTTTTAAAGGTCTGCGCTAATCCAAGCCAGCCCCATTCGTGTTGGATTGCGCTTACCCTTTCCAAATTAAAATGAGGTGCCAATTCATTCATTGACGACCTCCATTTGTCTTTGCGGTGATCTAAGTTGATAACGTAAGCAATCATTTTCGCATTGGTAAGCCGTCAACGTCTCGCATTATTCTAAACACAACCTTGCAGCGACAATTACAAATTTGGTCGGCGCCAGCACCTTTTGAAGCGTCACCTGGTTGGCCCATTTGTACGCCGCCAACAATAAAGTTTTCGTCAAATGGAATCCAAGGCTTTGACCTCATTTCTGCATGGTCAGGACGGGTGCGCGTGTCAGTCGCTGGAATCCATTTCTTTTCATACATAAAATCCGACGTTTTAGACGACTCCATAGCAGCCACGTTGGTAGCGGTTACCATTTCCGTTCGTGCAATTAATTTGGCTCGGTTTCTAAATATTACCGCAATAGATTGCTCAATATTTCGGGCAATTTCTAGCGATCCAAGGCCCTCATTTAATCCGCCTAAAACAATGTTTCGGATAATCTTTTGGCTTGTTCTGTTGATTTCTATTAGGGTTTGCGGCAAATTTCTGACTGCAAATAGGCGCATAAAGTCACGCCAGCCAGCGCGTAACGCTTCTTTTGTTGCTTTTGTTGGCGGTTGTATTGCGTTATACATGGCCTCGGCGTATGCCGTGCCAGCCACAACGTAAAGGCTTTCTAACGTATCGGCCAAAGGTGCTGGACTAATTAGGTCAAACTCGTTTAAATTACCTGGCGCCTCTTTAATCGCGTCCAAATAAGGCTGCATTTGCTTTTTTAAAGCCGTGTAAATTTGCTTTTCGTAGCGCTTTTCATAACGTCTTTGCAACGCATCCAATTGCTTTGCAAGCGCTAGGTCTTTTTTAGTTGGATTGGGCATAATCTCCCAAATTTTCTATGTCGTCAACTGGTTGCGATGAAAACTCGGACAAGGTCATTAAGCCTTGCGGAATAAATGGTTGTTCCATCAATGTGTTGTCAAACTCGCCATAATTCATTGCTGCGCGCTTTTCGTTTGGAGTAAGCCACCAAGCCTGGGACAATTGGCCAACCAACTTATCCATGTCGTCTTGCATTTCAGGGTAGGCCATGTAATCAAAATCCAAGAAAAGATTTTTGTTACCATAGGATGACAAAAGCCAGTTGTTTAATACGTCTCTAATCTCAATGTGCAATGGACGCACAACGTTATTAATTAGGGCCTTGTAAGCCGTTTCTGTATTGTTAAACGTGCTGGCCTCAGTATCGCCAAGTAACTTAGCATCAACGCCATAAACGCGGCACAATGAGCGTAAAATTACTTTTTGCGTGTCAATGATTGACATATCCACCGCGTTCATTCCCATTTGCACCCAAGACAATTTCGCTGGCGTAATAATTACGTCGCCCGCTCTGTTTGCGCCCTGGTAATTGCTTGCGTAATCCTCTTTCAAGCCTTGCGCTTGCTCGCGTGTAATGTTTACCGTTCCGTCTCCTGTTAAGATACCGCGCGCGCCCATGTTTTGCAGCATACTTAAAAGCGCTTGCTTACCATCGTTAGACGTAGTTAGATCACGAACTGCGGACCGCAAAGGTGAAGCGCCATAAAGATGGTTTGCCGTGCCAGCCGTGTAACTTAAATTAATGTTTTTTAGGTGGCCAACATTCTTGGCATCGATGCGCTCGTAACCGTTATAGGTTAATCTATATTCCTTAATCGGCTGGTTTAATCCACCGCTTATAATTTCCATGTATTGTGCTGGCAAAGAATACAACGCGATAATTGGAGCATTTGGTTGCTCGCCACGTCTAGCGCCATAAATGTAAGCGTTGCCAGTAATTAGACGGAATGCCGCAATTTCCTTTAAAAGGTTATCCCAAGTTTGGAACTCGTTTGGCTTTTTAAATAGTTTTTCAAGTTCAGGAATGTGGACCTCTTCCAATGCCTTTGTTTTAAGTCGCTCGGCTTGGAATTTAGCGCCTGAGTTTTCAAAGTTGCGACTCATTGACTTGTAATAATTCAAAGCCTTTTGGTCCTTTACTTCATAAACAACAATTGGCGCGCTGCTTACCTTGTTAATGATTAAGTTGATAATTGCGTAAAGGTCAGAGTTAAGGTAAAGACCTTTTTCGATAAAATTTTGCGTTGTTGGTGCGGTCCAAATAACATTATTACCCAAGTAAGGGAAAACCGCATTTAAATAGGTGGAATCTTTTTGGTTTAAACCTAGCGCGGTTTTTATTCTATCTAAGTAATTCATTCCGTTGTCTTTTTTTGTAAAAATAGGGTAATAAAATAAAAAAATGATTCAATATTCTAAACGTGCCAAAATTCTTGGCCACTAACCATTAATTCAGTAAATCCCCAAACCATTGCATCGACGCGGTCAGGCGATTTGCCTTTGTCGGGTTCAAATGTAACCATTTGATTCTCCAGTATTGGAAAACTGCCAACGTGGAAAATTTTGTGTTGCTCATAAAGCGAATAAATTGGCTCGGCCCTGACGTACTTGCCCTTTGTTGCCGTTACAAGCTTAATTCTTGCGGTCGTATTTTGCGACCGCAAAACGCTTTCGACCATGTCGCCGCCTTGGTTTTTTTCTGCAACTATGCAATCAGCGTTCCAATTTTTAAACGCTTGCAATGAGACGGTTGCCCATTCCGTTGGCGAATATTTACCACTAATGTCCTCGAGTACATATCCTTTGCCGTTGGCATCCGTACCGCAAACAATTATACCAGTTTCGTCGCTACTCATGGAGGCGGTTGTTGCTGGATCAATGGCAACCACAATGCGCGAAAGGTCAGGCTTTGCGCTTACCCTTGCGCGTTCAATTATTGGTCGATTCCAAAGCAATCCCTCGGCATCGTCAAGCCATTTGCCCAAAAATAAATGCTTGTATCGGTGGAGGTTTTCTTGTTCAACGCGCTTTGCCTGGTCAATAAATGACTGGCTTAAATTTTGGACATTGTCTAGGTAAGTTGTATGAATGTAACTGGTATCGTCGCGCGTATGCTTTACAAATCGCCCATAAATCCAATGGCTTTTATACGATGGATTCATTACTAAAATAACGCGGTTTGGCTTGTTTATGGCCCTAATCGATAAGTCGATGCGGTCAAAAACATCCTCGTCCATCAACTCTTCCGATTCGTCAAGAATAAAAGTAGTAACGCCAGCAATTGATTTAAGGTTAGCCGTCGCCGTGCCTTGGCTGGTCTTAATGCCACGAAATAAAATCTTTGATCCTGTCGCCTTGTTTATGATTTCGCTTTGGGTAATTTCAAAGTCATCGCTTTTATTCATCAACTCAATTTTATCGATGAATTCAGGAATAATTGAAATAAAAGCCGAGGTCAAAGTCCAACGGGTAAAGAGGATAACATGGCCATATTGATAAGTTAAATTTAAAAGGAACATCGAAAGAGTCCAGGATTTACCACTACCTCGACCGCCAGTCATTAAAAAATAACGGGTTTTAGGCACCTCTAAAAATAAAGGCTTGTATTTGTCTATGATTCGGATTGAATCCACTCGATTGGTGGCGTTATCTTGTCGCCTTTAGTTGTATGGTCGTGGTCAAATTTATCGCGCTGGCCTAGCCTTTGTTTACCTAGCCAAATAAGCATCCCTCGGTCTTTATCCTTTAAAGCCGCCTCGTATTGCTTGGCAAGTAGTAACGCATCGCCCTTGCTCCTATTTTGCCTTAAAAACTCGGTAAAACCCATTCCGAGGTCATCCTTGCAGCGGTTGTAAAACGTCTCCTCGTCTATGCCTAAATAGGCAGCGCATTGCACTCCTGTACATCCAGCTTGAACGAGCCGTCCCATTTCTATCCAGTCGATTGGTGATTTTGGTCTTGCCATATTACAAAGGTACTCCGTTTTTCTTAATGACTAAAGCTGGGTCTAATTTACGCATTCTGTCGACAATGACTTGGCAGTACTTAGGGTCAAGTTCCATAACAAATGTTTTTATTTTCATTTGCTGACCAGTTACCATTGTAACTCCACTACCACCAAAAAAATCAGCCATTGTTTTAATATTTGATTTTGTTTTTTCAATGCACCACTTTACTAAAGAAACTGGTTTTTGAGTTGGGTGAACTCTATTTGTTTTTTCAGATGCTTGAGTAAATTGTCTTACTACGCTTCTAATATTTGTCCAAGCTAATTCACAATCTGTTTGGTCACTACCTCCATTATTTTTATCCCAAACTAACCAACATTCACTGTCAGGTAATGATGATGAGTAATAATTTGCTCCCCACCAAATATGACTTGATTTTGGAAACATTGAATAAATTAAATTAAATGAATCTCTTGCAACATCTGTGTTATCATCGCCTAAAATATCATTTCCATATCTTTCTTTTAAAACTCCACTTTTACTAACCGCATTCATTCCATAAGGTGGGTCAGTATGAATTAAACTTGGCTCAATTCCATTCATTAATAAATCAATACTTTTTGGGTCAACACTACTTCCACAAAGCAAACGGTGGTCTCCAATCTCAAATAAATCGCCTAGAACAATATCTGTCTGCACTTCTTCGGGTATCTCGTAATCGTCCTCCTCGGCAGCTAACTCCTCTTTAACTTCAAAGTCTGGGATATCCAATCCCCACTCCTCTAATTTTTCAGCATCCCATTCGTTAGCCAACTGCTCCCAGTCCCATTCACCAAAGCCAACGTTATCCTTTATAATAAATTGCTTTTGTTCCTCTTCAGTAAGGTCATCCGCAAAAATGATAGGTACTTCTTTTAAACCAGCTTCTTTGCAAGCTTTAAGCCTCATATTACCACCAAGAACGACCATATCTGAGTTAACTACAATCGGCCTAATTTCCAGCATTTTTGGGAACTCTTTAATTGACCTTACCAGTTTTGCAAACTTGTCATCCTTAATCAATCGTGGATTGTTAGGATTCATTTTAACTTCAGAAATTTTTACTTTTTGCGTTTTCATATTTTATCAAATACCATAATCGTGTATCCAAACCAAGACGCATTTGTTGCCGCGTTCCTAATCGTTTGGGAATCTTTTGCATTATGCTTAAATCCTCGATCCTCGATTTGGCTAATAATGTAGTCGTTATTCTTGCAGTTAACGTGACCGCTTCCGCCTTGTCCCTCGACTGCCCAACTAATAACCAAATGCTTTTTGGCGTGCTTAGTGATGTTGTCAATAAATTGCTCTTCAAATTCCGCTGGGATATGTTCGCCAACCTCTAAAGACAAAACAACATCAAATTTTTTGCCCAAATAAAAAGGTTTAGAAAGGTCCAGCACTTTTGCAATTCCACCGCTTAGCGTTTCCGTGTTTGGGTTTCCATCGTATGCCTCCACTTTGTAACCGTCCGCTTTAAAAGCCTTTGCATAATCACCTAAACCACAACCAAAGTCGACAACTGTCTTGGCTTGTTTATCGGCTAAATATTTACACAATGCCGCGCAAATGCTGCGGTCGTGAATGTGTCCTGTTTCGTCTGTTGTCTCCCAAAATCCTAAGTCGTTGATCTGCATTTTTATTTTTTTTTTTAAAGTTAGAAAAAAAACCCTGACTGATTAGCCAAGGCCTTTAACAAACATAAACCCAAAAAAACTACATTAATATTATTGTTTGACCAGTTGGCTCGCCCATAAAGTTGCAGAGTTTACCATTCCACTCAAAACGAACCTCTTTCTCTCTC